AAAATTATTTTTCGTTCGCTAAATATATTCTTCATCAACTATATTTTATTTTACATTATTTTATATTTTATATATTTACTTATTTACATCAAGTTCATCTTTATTCATATTTTTCATTTACATCATTTTACTCTTATTCTTTTGCTTTTTAGTTATCTGTATCATCTTATACTCTTTTATTATCTATATTACATTCAGATTTTTTTATTTTAAATATCAATTTAATTATTATAAATCAATTCTACATTTCTATGAAAAATATTTTACGCTCACTTAATTTTTTTCGGTTATCAATTTTATTTTTACATCTTTCACTTTATTTACAAATTATTTAATTATATCTTAAAAATGATATTTATATTAAAATATATTTATAATGCCTAATAATATTATTCTTTCTACTATTTATAAATTAGTTTTTAAACACAACACTAATATTGAATTAATTATATCATCCATTTTATTATATATACAAAAAAATGAAATCATTTTCATTTATAATCAATGACTGATTCCATTTTAAATATATACAATACTGAAGATTACAGAATATACAATGATTCTTTTGAAATTAAAAAACTAAAATGGAATCTTGCTAATGAATTAGTTAAAAATAATTATTATAGTTATATATTTTATAGATATAATGCTGAATTATATTTATCATTTTACCTCAAACAAGAAATAATTCAAAAAATATTACGCCAAATAGAAAATATAAATTCTGTTAGAAGAACTATATTAAATGATACAGAAATGTTATATAATCTTAACTTTGAATTAAATCTATTTTATATGACTTTAAATTATAATCAACAAGTTACAATTATATATCATAAATTATTAGCTCAATATTAATTATTAAACTTAATAATAAAAGTGTTTTTAGACAATTAAAAAACACCACTAATCACATCAAATTGTAATGCCTAAAGATATATTATTAGCTAAAAAAATTAAAGATACTCTTTAATAATTTATATAATTATCTTTTAGATTCTACCTTATCATTCTTTTCTATTTCTTCCACCTTTATTTGGTGTTGCTATAAATACTTTACATTTACGTTTTACCTCTTCTGTAATTATTATTAATATTATCGATTGTAATTTACTTAAAAGTTCTTTTGCAGTTAATAATGTTATACTATTATCTTCTATTAATTTACGATTTTTATTATAATAATCTAAATATATATTTATTTTTTTACTAATATCATTTATTAATTCTTTTTTATCTTGAGATAATGACAAATTATTACTTGTCTCTTTTATTAAATCACTACTTTGTATTAATAATGTAGTAATACTATTAATAAAACTATTAAAATTAGTTAAATCAATATTTCTTTTCACTTTTATAATCCAATAACTATATATTATATTTAATCCTTTATTTAATTCAATTCTTATATTTTTATCAATACTATAATTTTCTTGTTCAGTAATGCATTCGGTTAATGTTATTATGTATTTATTATAACATTTTTCAATCTCTTGTTCTTTTGTAATTTTATTCTTCAATTTATCTTGATCTTTTTTTAAAGTTTTAACTTTTTTAGTGATTTCAGACGAACCAACAGTTTTAGAATTTTCAGTCATTTCAGGTATTTTAGTGATTTCAGGCGAACCAACAGTTTTATAATTTTCAGTCATTTCAGGTATTTTAGTTATTTTATTTTCTAATAAACTTAAAATTGGCTGAAACATCCATTTTATTTTATCATCCAGTTGTGTAATACTACTATTTACTAATTTTATTATGTCGTCTTCATTGTCTTGTGTTTGTTTATTTATTGTTTTAGCTTCTACTGTCAATATTATTTTTTTAGCTTCTAATATCTCTTGTTCTTCTTTTATTATTTGTAATATTGTTTGCTGTTCTTTTATTATTTCTAATTCTTCTTTTATTTTTTGTTTTTTTAATATTTTTTCTATTACTGGTTTTTTTGAATCTTCTTTTTTTCTTCTTGTTAAAACAGCAATTTTTTTTAGAAAACGCTTAATCACACCTTTTTTTTCTTTAGTTGGAACTACATATGAACTTGATAATTTAAGCGGATTACTATTAATTCCTAAATGAGACATTTTATTATATTTAATTAAAACATATATATTTAATTATATATCTTAAAAATTTATATTATAATGTAAATAATTATAAAAAAATGATATAACATTTATCTAAATAATCAATGTCTATCTGGAAACAAGAATTTTGGTATCTTAACCATAAAACACTCAACGAAATTTTACCCATCATACATATAGGACTACAAGAATATATAGATAAAAATAATTCTGCATATGATATTTCTTCCAAAATACTATCATATATCTATTATAACAATATTTTTGAATCACCTATTAAAATTAAACGATTTATCCCTATTCCAAACGCACCTAAAAGAAAAAGACGTTTTAGACAACTTTTAGAATATTAATATTTTTATCCTAAGTTTCATTATTTATTTTGTATAACCAATTATAATCATCACTTTTTAAATATGATGAAAATTCTTTATAATGTTCTTCTGTTTTATCATTATATTTTTCAATAAAATTTAATTTTTTATAAAAATTATTTGCATTATTATTTGTTTTTTCTATACATACTACCATATAATTTTTATCATTATATTTTTCATTTAATAAGTTTATTACATCTGTTCCATATCTTTTATTTTGATAATCTTTATCTATCAATAAAAACTCTATTGATACAAAATTACCTATATCATTCTTATAATGTCTTTCATAATATATTATATACCCTATTACTTTATTATCTATACATACTAAATAACCTTTCCAATATGGAAAAATTAATATTATTTTTTTATTGTAATTTTCATAATAGTTATTCCAATTTTCAAAACTACTTTTTTCACCATTTGAATACAACCAATTTTTTATATCATTTAAATAAAAATTATTCCTTTTTGATAATTTATATATTATATCTTTATGTTTGCTATTTTTAAAATTTATATCTATATACTTAATCATTAATTATTAATGATTAATTAATCATTTTTATACATAATAATATTTAAAAATGATTTTTATATTATTTTATTATTAATGGAATATAAATACATTATACATCTCGCTGATATACATATTCGTACTGGAACTGAAACTTACTCCAGATATTATGAATATCTCACTGTATTTGAAAACCTTAAATTATCATTAATTTCTAATAATATAAATCAAGATAATTCAATTATAGTAGTCGCTGGTGATATTTTTCATAACAAAAATAAAGTCGAAAACTTTGGATTACATTTATTCAAAACATTTATCAATATATTAACTAATATCGCAACCACTATTATTATACCCGGTAATCACGATTTTTTACAACAATACCCAGATGATCCAAGCCTCTTAGATTCTATATTATTAACTAATATATTAAATTTACATTATCTTAATACCACTACTACTTTATCTTTAAATAATATTGGTATTTCTACAATCTCTGTTAAAGATACATTAATACCCGGCGAAGGATCCGGTATTATTAAAAATTTACCTTCATTTCCTATTAATTTTTCAAATAATATTTCCACTAAAGTTGCATTATTTCATGGATCATTCTGTAAAACTTATTTCAATCATAATCAAGAAGTTGATCAAAATAACTCTTACCCTTTAGAAATGTTAAAAGATTTTGATATCGCCTGTTTAGGTGATATACATTTACATCAATCAAATATATACAATAATTGCTCATATGCTTACTCAGGATCACTCATTCAACAAAATTTTGGGGAAGATATATTAGATCATGGTTATCTTATTTGGAATATTAAAACTAAAAAATCTAAACATATTCCTATATATAATCCTTATGGTTTTGTTATATTTAAATACATCAATGATATATGGAATATTAAATACAAAAATAATTTTATTCCAATAAATGATATTATCAATAACTCACATTTTCCTAAAAATATATCTATACGTATTGATGGAACTTACAATAACATCGATCTTCTTCATAATACTTTAAAATCTTACAATATTAATATTATTGATATCAAAAATATTATTATTCCTAATAAAATTACAAAACAACATTCTACACAAAACTTTACAGACACAAATTATTTTAAATTATACTTCAATAACCCTATCATATCCAACTATATTGATCACCCCAATGATCTATTAATTCCTTTCGATTATCTACCCATCATCAATAAACGTAATGAGAAAATTACACAATTTATCGCTTATTATCAAGATGCCACAGAATTAGATAATCAAAATAAAACTCTTCATAAAACTTTCAATATTCTTACATTAGAATTTAATAATTGTTTATGTTACGGTAATAACAATAAAATTAATTTTGAATTATTTAACAATAAATCTGTTATTATTAATGCACCCAATGGTTTTGGAAAATCTGCATTATATGAAATTATCTGTTATGCTATTTATGGAGAACCTATGCCTTCTAGACAAACTAAAAGATTCTCGGCTTCTTTCATTAATTTTAACTACAATAAAGCAAATACTACTATCACATTCAATATTAATACACATACTTATACCATTAAAAGAACTTTCAAAAAAACTGATAATACATTAAAAATTACAGACTGTTCATTATCATCAGAATCTATAAAAACTATTACTGGTACCAAATTAATACAAAAATGGCTTGAAAATAATTTAGGGACTATTGAAGATTTTCTAAAAACATCTATGATCACACAAGACTTCGATTTTAGCTTTCTCAATTTAGATCCTAGAAATATTAAAAAATATATTGATAATAATATTAACCTCAATACTATCATCAAATTTAAAGATCTTATTAAAGAATCATTCAATTCTTATAAAGATATTTTACAACATATTGATACTGCATTATTACAATTAAATAATAATGTTATTGAAATTGATTTTAATGAACAAACAACCATTGATCATATTAATGAATTAAATCTATCTAAAGAATTACTTTACAATAAATTAGAACATATTGATTATAATAAATATACTCTAAATGAACTTGAAAATCCACCCATCAATAATATCAATACATCTAATCTTAAAAATTATAATTCCATTGTTAATACTAAATTTATTAAAATAAACTGTGATATTACAGAACTTACACCATATTTAAATACTAATTTTACTGAATTAGAACAACAATTAACACATTTATTATCAAATGAACCAAATAAACCTACAAATACTATCATTCCACACAATTTATCTACACTTATTTCAGAACAATTTAATAATATTGAAACTATATTCGATATTATCAATCAATACAATAATACTATTATTAATACTTCATCTAATTGTAAAATAGATTTAAATAACTTAAATAATCTAAATTGTTTACAAGAACAATACAAAACTATTAATAACAATATTAATAATAATAATATTGAAATACAAAAATTACAAAAAAATATTAACGATCTTAATTATTCTTTACATTCTTTAAAAAATATTAATAAACCAACTATCACATTAAAAGATGCTAATGAAGCTATTAATTATTTTAATAATTTAAATACTAAATATACTAAAAAATACACAATATTTACTAAATATAATACAGAATTAAAAAAATTAGAAAAAGAATTTTTAAAACCTTCAATATCATTAGATTTATGTTATCAATATATCAATGAATTTAATACATTACAAAATCTTAAAAATACTTATGATATACAAATTCAAATTGAAGAAACTACAAAACAATTAAAAGAATATAAATCAATTGAATATAATCCTAAATGTAATATATGTATGAAACAACCTTGGATTATTAAAAAATTAGAATTAGAAAATAAAATTATCACTCTTAACAATAATATTAATTATTGTATTTTAAATCCTAAAAAATATTTTAATCGATATACATATCTTAAAAATAATTTAGAACATTATAATAATAATATACATCTACATAATATTGAAAATAATATTAATACTATTAAATCTAAAAATATATTCAATTGGATTCAAGAATATAACGATCTTAAAGATAATTTACAAAATTATTATGATACTATAGAACAACACAAATTATATGAAACTTATCAAAATGATCTAAACAATATCAATAATAAAATTAAAATTAACTTAGAACAACTTAATATTATTCAATCTAATAATGATTCACTTCACATTAGTAAAAATAATATTGATCAAGAACTTAATAATATATACTTTACAATCAATCAAGCATATGAATTATATAAACCATATCAATTAAAAATATGGAACCAATGGAACGATAAAATTCAAAATATTAAACATATCCTAACATTCAAAATACACATTCAAAATTATCAACAATTACAAGATTATAAAGATCTACAATTATGGAATCAATACTTTCATAATCAAGAAATTATTAAATTTTCAAAAATACACTTTAAACGTAAAGAATTACTTAATAATATTAAAAATATCGAAGATGATATTAATCAATTAATTATTTATAAAACAAATATGATATCACATTTTCATATTTATAATACAAATAAAATTCAATACAATAAATTATATAATTTACAAGTTAGTATCAATAAATCTTTACATACATTTAAAATTATTCTCGATAATTATGATCATTTTCAAAAATGGATATACGATACACACATTTTACCCAATATTATATCTAATGTTAATTCAATTATAAAACAATCAACGATCAATCATTTCATTATTAATGCTTTTGTTGATAACGATGGTATTCAATTTTCTATTAATAACACTGCTATCACTAAAGCATCAGGATTCCAAAAATTTATTATCAATATCGCATTACGTATATCTTTCTTAGAACTTTACAATAATAAAAGTTTTTGTTCTCAATTATTCATTGATGAAGGATGGACCAGTGCAGACTCAAATAATCGTAATTTAATACCTAAAGTATTAAACTATCTTTTAACTAAATTTGATTCTGTTATACTTGTATCACATATTGATGAAATTAAAGATATTACAGATTTATCCATTAAAATAAATAAAAATAAAGATTTTTCACATATTTACATTTAAAAACTATATTTCTTACTTATTCTTAATATAATTTAACATTTTCTTCGTCACCATTATATTATATTTTGATTGAAATATTATTCTTGGTTTTTTAATTTTATTTGGAATTAATATCTTCAAATCAAACCTTTTATATGTCATTTCTTAATTCTATAATATTTGTAATCATTTTTTATTTAAATTAAATTACTAAAAATATTCTTACCATCAAAACACAATTTTAATTTATTTTTATGCTAAAATATACATCTTTTTTACCACAATTAATTTTCATTAACACACTTTTTGAATAATGCAAATATCTAAAGCGTAAAACATTTGCAATTATTTTATTATTTTTATTATACAATTTAAAATAAGTTTAGGATTCTATAATAATTTAAAACTTATTTAAATCCTATCAATTTAATCAAATTCTTCAATAATTTTAGATTCTATAAAAATATAAAATAAGTTTAGGATTCTATAATAATTTAAAACTTATTTAAATCCTATCAATTTAATCAAATTCTTCAATAATTTTAGATTCTATAATAATTTTAGATTCTATAAAAATATAAAATAAGTTTAGGATTCTATAATAATTTTAGA